ATACATCAGATGTTCTTGAATCCATGACTGCCGAAAACTCAAAACCAATTATGCGCCCCTGTTCTATTGACTCATGGAACGATAGGGCCCTTCCCTCGTTGTATGCTCTGCTTGTTGATGTCCTGACAAGCCTCTCAAGCCTGGAGGATGACGTGTCCCCGGTATAATCAACAAGAGCCTCGCGCAATGCGTTTATCGTATCCGTCACCGGTAGGCCATTTCTTATCGAGTTAAGGATAACAGATTTCGAACGCTTTAATATTTCATCCGCGTCACTCACAGAAAAGAATTCCACGTATTCCTCAAAAAGCCTGGCCGCGTCTTCACTACCGAGTTGTGACGTTGTAGCATCGATGTCATACTGCATTTCCTGCTTTGCGGAGGTCCTGCCGAATTGCGCCGCAGTAAGCATGTTGTCAGAATAAACCTTTTTAATCATCGGCATATTGCCAAATGATAGTTTATTTAACGCATCATATCGCTTTCCCTCGATGATCTTTTTCCGCTGGATATCGTCAATCAGTGAATTGATCGACAGACGCATCACCTTTGACAGGTCGCCAATAAACGTCTTTTCAATACTATCGAGAGTATTCTCTATGTACTCATAGTTAATCTGCGAATCGTATTTATTCTCATATTCGCGGATAGTGAATTCTTCCTCTTTATCCTCTGCCGGTTTCTGTTTCTTATTGACAGGCTTTTCGTCGGACTTTTCTCCAGGTTGTTCACCACCGCCGTTAATCTGCTCGGCCATTTCCTTCTTTTCTTCTTCCATCTTGTCGAACTCGGCCTTGTCAATCTCCGGGGCGTTAATCTGTTTTAGGAACCAGTTGACATGCTCAAATAGCACTGGTATCTTCCCGGTGTTGATAGCCTCTAAGAATACTTTCAGATCCTCACGCCGTTCCTTGTAGTCGATAGTCTGAAATACGAACTTGACCTCTTTTCCGCCGCCGAAATTCCACAGTACAATCGGTTGAATGATTTCACGATTGATGACACGCTCTAATTTCTTGCGCTCCTGGCCGATATTGTTGTAAAACATATCGAACTGCGCTTGACCTAGTGCGTATGACCCCCCGTTTGTCTCACTCCCTGAAATACCCATAAGATCAGGGATTAGCATCTTACGCGCAATAACTGTATTGTAGAAATCTATCGCCTGTTTAAATGCGTCGTTGTTTGAATCACCATTTAGCATCTCAATTGTTATTTCTTCAGGTATGACAATCGCGGTCTTTGTCTGGATATTCGACAGTGCCAATTTAAGATTGTCCTTTTCCTTGACAAGAGACTGCGGATATTTTCCCACCACCGGGGGATTCCCGAAACGCTCCAGGGCGATATTCCACATTTTAATCAGGGCGTTCTTTGACCACCATGCGCGGTATATGCCGAGGTTTAATTCAGACTGTCCGTATGGGTTATCAAATTCCTCCATGTACGTGTAATGGATAAATTTATCATACGGTATTGTGATCCACCGCCCTCCTTGGTCCTGCTTGATCTCTGAAATGTTCCCGAATTCGTCTGTATGAATTTCGAATGAGTGCGGGGCCCGTGTTTTTAATGACTGCAAAACGATTTTTTGACCGTATAACGGAACATTTACACGGGCCCATATTTTCTCAGATAGAGAAAAACCATAATCGAGACACGAAAGTATGTTGTATAGATAGCTTTCAAAACGGTCTTCAGTGAATTGAACGAGTGCATCCTCTACGAACTTTTTTATGTTTTCATCGTCACACTGAATAACCCATTCACCGTTAAGTATGAAAAACTTCTTGAGGGATAGCACAGCGGAAATCTGTTCATCCTGCCGCATCTCGTCGAACAGGTCATAGTTGCCGCGTTTCTGGTATATGTCGTCGGGGTTATACGGCCGCAGCTGGTACGGCTCATAGAGGGAAGAGTCTGCTTTCGTTTTGTAGGTAAAATAGTTAGGCTTTGGTTGCTGAACTACTTGTGATTCTTCGATTGCATAACACCGTGCTGGTGTTCTTTACTTGTGTAGGCTTGTTTCAATTATACGCTCATCTCGATTGGTTTACTCGATATTCGTGGCCCGCTCTCAAACAATGGTTTTCTCCCGATCTTTGGCAATCACCAATACAAAAAATATGTCACATTAAAATGTTAAATTCAACTAATATTTTTATATAAGGCTAATTTTTTTACATAATTTAATCGGGTATATGCGGCACAAACAACACGGAAAAATATATCCATCATCCGCATGGTTCTTTTTATTTTGGCACTTGTCGGTCTTTCCGACAGTGTAAATCCTTGCCGCTGCTTTAACTCCGCTTATTTTCTCTTTTGTGCCTCTTGGTTTGATCTTCGGCATATGAACATTTGGCTCCCACCGAGTACCATCTTCCGATACAATCTTGAAGTTGCACAATCCAAGACTCCAAAATTCCAGTAACTCATACACTATCATTTGAAGCCGTACAAAATGGCCCTTGTAAAATCCTCCATGGTCAACACAATAGTCTGCATGATAAAATGGCTTAATGTATAACTCATCGTCAGACAGAAATAAATGTCTCGTTATCCTTGAATCAATAGTAACGGGATAAAATTCACTGATTAGAGTTATATTGTTGTCGGTGTATTCGTGGTCGTCTACTGAATAACCGAGTAATGCAAGGTACTTGACCATCTCTGACAAATACGGCATGTAGAACGGCTCCCTTAATGGGAGTAATTCAATTGATAAATCATCTTTAATCGTTATCTTTAGGTGTAGGAATGGTTGCATTAGAAATCCATTTTACTCATTGTAGTATCGTTTCCAAATTCAATCGTCTTTTCGTCAAACTCGATTAGGCCAGAACTGTCAGTTACAAGAGCGTACCGCAAAGCGTCCATGGCATGATCATTGACCTTTAACGGGACTTCTTTCAACGGGTTTTTAGAGTCCCATATGTAGGCGTCAAATTCACGGAGCGTATAATGGCAAGAGTTTAAGACATGCAGCCTACCGGAACCGATAAGGCCCTTGACAATCATAATACCGTCAAAGACTTTATTGTCCGACTCATACGCCGGCACTCCGTTTCGTTTTAACTCCTCTATCATATCAGGCCGAGCCGGATCACAGTAGAATATATCAATCCCGTGTTCCCGCATTTTCACCTTGCAAAACTCTATGACGTCAGATGATGATTGCTTGTGGCGGTATACTTCATCGATAACGCAATAGTTCGCCTCCCGTATCCCGATAACCACTAATGCCGTGGGATGAGTGAACCCAAAGTCAAGGCCTGCAATGACACGGTGTAGCTTTTTGGGTCCCTCAGATATGCGCTGAGATTGAGGAAGTGAGTATATAACGCCCTCCAGGGCTCCCCATTGACCCATAACCATTCTTTGATAATACTCTGGATTGCTCCGCTTAAGTTCTTTAAGATCATTTAAATATTCCTCCGGTAATAAAAAATTATCCGCACTTATTGAGTATATGACTTCGCTGTTTGCAATCGGTGAATCTATAAAATACTTATATACCCAGTTTTCAAATGTTCCGGGATTGGTGGCACCATATAGACAACAAGGCATTTTGTCCTGTCGTAACCTTGTGCGGAGCATTTTGAATATCTCCTCCGATACGTCCGTCATTTCCTCAATGCCACACGCCCCCAGGTTCAAAGATTTGAGTTTGTTGGCATCGTCAAAGGACCTGAATATAACCTCTGATCCGTTTTTAAATATGAAATGATTGTTGGTTCTATTGAAACTCAGTATTAAATCATTTGGGACGATGTTTAGGAATTCGCGAAGCGTGGTATCTCTCAATAACGGATAGGTCTGAGCACCAATCAATATAAATATCTTCGGATTCTCGACAACAAGCCGAAGGGTCCTCAATACAATGGAAAATGTCTTACCACTTCCCACACCACCAGAATTAACAATATATCTCTTATTCGAATAAACAAATTTATCCTGGTGTGGCTTAAGAGTCTTTATTTCATATTTCATCCATTTTATCTACGGATCTGAATACAATCTCTATCGGACCATCAGATTTTATGTCGTGAGATTCAACCGGCCGACCGTGGCACTCTGCCCATATTTTGCAAATATCAGACGTTTTCCCGGTTTTCGCAAAGTCGAGAACACATTTCATTATTCCAGCCTCAATCAGATTTTCTGGTTTAAACTCCCGTACTGATTCCACGGACAAGTTTGCTATCTTCCAATATGCACTTATTATCTGAGGTTTCGTTGCGTTAGATATCGCCTTAATTTCTGGGGGAAGCGGCTTTCTTCCACCCTCGCCCTTCTTAAAATCCCTGCCACCTGTTTTTTTGCCTTTTGCCATCGTAAATCACCCGCATTATGCGATTATGAATTTTTCCATTCTTTTAAATTGTGTTCATCTTGCAATACTTCGTTTCCGTATAACTTTATTGTCTGATTTTATTTTGAACTTTGCCATTTATAACCACATTTTGGGCACTCATTCCTATCAATACTGCTCTTTTCTACGCTATCATCCTCATCAAAAACGGAAGATGAGATTATCGCGTCAATATCAACACCATGTACCTCAATATTATTTTTTATGTTTTCAAAATCAAGATCAGAAATAAATTCTGATAAAAGATATTCTTTATTTAATATTGAATATTGACTCGATGCTGCCAATAATAATTCCTTTGCTATTTTTTTGCATTTCGCTTCTATAAAAACTACCGGAATCTTTTTGGGTATATCATATCCATCAATATCACTAAGTTCTCTTAATGCCATACACCTGTGTATTCCATCAATCGAATAGTAATGGCCCCTATTGTGCCATATAAAAACAGGAAAACTGAATCCATATGTTTTAATGGAATTTTTCAATTTTTTCATTGATTCTTTTGAAATATTTTTAAGTTCACCTTGAATTGATTCTATCTTGTCAATATCTACAAAATCATCGCACTTGCAATTAACTATTATCGATTTCAACTATTTCCCCAAA